CGATATGTCTGAGAGATTTTCAGCAAAATTAGCTCCGACGTTTTGAGCAATACCACCCATTGCGTCACCAAAACTATTTGCTAACCCATCGCCTGCCAAGCCTTCGGCACTCGCTAAATCTGCGGCACCACCAACTAAACCTTCGGTCCCGCTGCCGACGAGATTTCCAAACAATTCTAATAACATCGTTACCTCCTATCTAGGCGCTGCCCTGGAAATTCCAACCGCTCGATCTGCCATATTGAGTAGTGGGATTCGGGAGTATGCCAGCGGCACCCCTCAGTACATCGAACATGCGAAACGGCCATTCTCGCTCGTCCATGTAGCGCCCGTATTGGTCGTCAAACAGACTCTGGGCATAGTCTCGCTGATCTCGTCCAACGCCTGTGATTGCCCCAGCGTCTGCGAAATTCAGCCCACGCATCGTTTGACCAAGGTTGGCAAGATTGTCTCCCGCTCCTAGCCTGAATTGCGCGGCTGCCCGGTCAGCTGCCTGGTTCGCCAGCTGAGCTTGCATGTAAGAATCAAGCCCTGCCTGACCACGGGTGAGATCCGCTTGCTGATTGGCGATACTAGCTCTAAGCCGTGCATCTCCTCGCGTGAGGTCTGCTGCTTGGTTATAGCGCTGCGCGTTTTGCAGCTGATCAACCCAGCTCTGTCCTCTTTGCAAATCAGCTTGCTGATTGAATCGTTGGCTATTCAAAAGCTGATCAGCATAGCTCTGACCTCGCGTCAGATCAGCTTGCTGATTTAAGCTATCGGCCCTCAACTGAGCCTCTCTCAGTGCAGCGTCCTGACCCTGATTCGCCATGTCAGCCCTGAGCGCTGCATCGCGGTAAGCCGTGTCAGAAGATTGGTTCGCAAGATCACCTCGCAAATTTGCTTCCTGGTTGGCTCGCTGTCTGGCGAGCTCGTTACCCACATTTTGCACCTGCGCACCATAGATATCTCGGTCCTGAGCCATCAGGTTAGAGATGTTTTGGGTCTGGCGTTGCAGATTAGCAGCCTGATTTAACTGGTCTGTCGTTAGCTGCTGACCCCTAGTGAACTGATCTGCCGTTAGATTCGCGCCCTGGTTAGATTGTTGAGCCGTGAGGTTCCGAGAGACGTCGCCCTCGGCTCGCTGAGCTGCTGCTTCATATCCCGATTGTCGAAGCGCACCAGCTGTTTTCGCAGCCTGCTCTAGCGCTGCTTTGTTCGTCTCAGCTTCAACAATTGCATGGCGATCACCTCCAAACGCACCCCCGGACACAGCACTCGCTGCATTGCGATTTTGTTGCATTTGACGAGCACGCTCAATATCTCCTAGCGTGTTTTGCACGACCGTGTCTTCGTAAACATTTTGGTAGGGCGACAGAGATGTGTCGCGAATCCTTTCTGCCTGAACCTGGTCAGCGACCACTCCTCCGGGTTCTCTGACCCGCTCTTCAGAAATCAGTGCTAACGGATTGAATATGCCTCGGCCAACCTGGTCTAGCGGACCAACCTGGTCCGCGTAAACGTTCCGCGACCTTCCCAGCTGTTGCACATCGCGTGAGGCCAATTGCGGCCCTACATCTCTAGCCCCGAATCTTGAGGCATTCACATCACGAGCTCCATAGCTCGATGCACCCACATCACGAGCCCCAAATCCAGGGAGCGCATCGCGAGCGGTGACTCTGCCTGATCGAACACTTAGTGGCTGATACTGCATGGCCTGTCTGGCTCCAGCCATTGCGTCAGCTACCTCTTGCCTGCCAATCCCAGACTGCGCAGCGTCTACCGTCCCCTGCATTCCCGCCATTTCAATATTTGACATTGGTGCTGTTCTAGCTGAATCGTATCCAACATACGGCATCGTGTTGTAGAGATTTCTGCCTTCCTGGAAAACAGAGAGCAACGCATTCTTCAACTGCGGATCAAATGTCGTGCCTTGTTCGCTTTTGTTTTTTCCAAATCCCATTTTAGTACATTAGCCCCCTGGGTAAGCCAACCGACCGAGTTCGCGGCCGATACGGCGTGAATCGAGTAGATCGAGTTGGCACTCGCGCAACTCTGTCGAGAATTGGTGCTCGTCTGTTGCCAGCCCACAAATCATCAGGATTTGTCGGTCGCCTAATGCCACCATAAGGCGAGAAACCCCCGCTCCCAAAAATGTCACCAGGACCAATTGGACTACCGCCAAATCGATTCATCCAGTCAAAACCAGGATTTCCGTTCCACGGATTGTCCCAAGGCGGTACAGGTGGATTGGGAACCACAGGGTCAGGCGGAGGTGGCTCCGGCCTGCGTGGAGGCGGAGCATAGTTGTTGAATTGAGCCGGGTATCGATTGAAATAGCCGGGCTGCGGTTGCCTCACAATCAGCCGTCCGCCAGGGCGCTGCGGTCCATATACATCATCGGCCGCATTGTAGGGCTGTCTCTCAGGAGGTCTGATTGGAAGGTCAGGCTCAACTGGCAGTCTGACTTTTTGACTGCCGCTGCCTAATCCGCTCCCGCTCTGGTAACCGCCCTGGCTACCGCCCTTGCCACTGCTTTTCCCACTGGCACTCATTTGACCTCCTTAAACATCGTCACATGCGCAACCCGGTAATCCAGGTCGGCTAATGCCTTCGTCCAACCTCGACGCCCGCTAAGTGAAATGACTGAAGCATTCAACTGCTTCGCGAATTCCAATAGCGTATCGTCGATACTTTTGATTTCATCTAGGTCACCCCCCGCCAGGAAAATATGGAGCGATCTGAGCTTCGGGTATGAGCATATTTCGGTCACGAGAAAAGACTCTTCCATTGGCCAGAATTGATAGTCCTGCGATGCCACACCGTTGACAATATCGTCAAAGCTGTGCGTGTTGTTTCCGTGCGCAAGCGCAGCTTCAATCATTTTTCTATAAGGCAACATCGCTTCAAGCGGAGTTTCCGCTGCTAATGCTTCATCTCTCATACTGTACTCGCTGATAAGTTTCCTGAATTATCTACGGCGATCTTGTACCGCGTCCCATTTGGTGATTTCAAAATCACTCTCCCATCACCCACCTCAACATCTTGATTGCGCTTGAAATTGAGATTGTCTTCCTGCTGAAGAATCAAATTCGTCTGATTGGCTGTCGCTCGGTCATAATTTGGTGGAGCCACTGGCAGAATCATCGCTTGCTCCCAGCGACTGCATCGAGGCGCATGGTGCCAACTCGCCAGTCGGTGTTGATGTTTGCGTCAATTCGCATCGATACCTGCCGACCCTGGAACCTTACGCTGGTCGGATTAGCCATCTCAAATGGTCCATACGTTGTTTCAGAGCCATTCGGGTAGAACCTCGTTTTGAACGTCGCCGTCACATCACCCTGCGTTTTTTCGTCAGGGATTAGGCTCCGGGCAACCATCATGTTGTCGCCATTGCCGAGTTCGATGGGAGAACTCTGGATAAACGGACTTGCACCATCGTACCCATAGCCGACCTCATGCTCATACACGTATGAGTCATCCCCAATCATCTGTGGCCAGAGAAAAACACCTGCATCTGCTCCCGCAAGTCTTGAGAGCTCGCCCACGCCCCAATGGTTGTCTCGGTAGTTCCAACTGATATATCGATCATTTTCGAGAGAGTTGCCGCTCGGATAGAACCACCAAATTTCATTGAATTCAGAATTGAGTACGCCTGCGATCTTACTGCGCTGTGCGCTGTTTAGATTACTGAAAAAATAATCTCCAACTGCTGACTTCAACGTGCGCACAGAGCCGTCATATATATGAAATTGGTTCAAACCAACCCACACTGCGAATTGATCAGCTGCGACACAGCCGTTCGCGCTGACACTACCGCAGCCATCGCCTACTCGTTGGAATGAGTAAACGAATGGCGGACCAGAATATCGAGCCACATGAGCGTCGGTGGTCGTCAGCAGCAACGTCTCTCCGCGTAATGCATGGCCGGATATCAAGGCACCATCTGTCGTAAGATTTTGTCCACCCGCCTGGTTGGTCGCTGCTGCTGTCCATAGATTATTATTTTCCTGATCTGACCACTCCACTCGATTTGATTCGTTGCCTGCACCCAACGCGAAAACGAACCTTTCATCAGTGACGCAGATTGCTGTATTTGAGGTGGGAGCGTTTGAAAGCACTGCGGCAATGGTAGACGTGTTATTTGCCCACTGGTAGATTTTGCCGTCAGATGTTGAACATCCCAATGCGTACTCACCCCAGGGATGCAAGCTCCAGGTATCGCAAGCTGTATAAGTCCCGGTGTCTGGCCGCAGCGTTCCGAATTCGTGACTACCCCAAGTCGATCCGCCCCAAGCTAAGTTTTGACTAGCTGACTCGTCGCCAGTAGTGAACCCGGTTGGTGTAATATCATGCACCTGGCCAGCTTCCTGAATGACGTATAATTTCGTATTTGTTCCAGCAAGTGTCCGCCGATTATTTGAGTGATCAACATACGTCAACAATGCGCGGCATTTTCCGTTCAAAGCGCTGGTGCTTCTTTTCCGCCAGCCTTTTACGGGTTGGAGAGAGCCTTCGTACCAGCGAACCAAATTCGCATCGTTCCACGTATTCAGCTGCTGAAATTCAGTGCCGTTTTTGACGACGCCAGGCGGAATGTTGAGCGGAATTAAAGCCATCAATAGCTCCACACTGCGGGACTGGGACGATCAGGATCAACATCAACATGAATGAATCTGGCATCACCTTTCTGATTGATGCCAATCCTGTCTATGCCATTTTGCATTGCACTTTTGATGACAGCTAACGCATATCCGTTGCGTACAGAAATATCTGCCGCATAGCCAGCAGCGTGAGCTCCAGGCTTTGATTTACGCGCCTCTATCGGATGGTTGGAACATCTATATCCTGACGAGATAACGAACGGGAAGCCACATTCTTCTCGCATTGCATTTAAACGATCAACGATTTCTTCGCGAATTCCCTTTTCGCCGCAGTGCTGACAGAGAAACTCCTCGTCGGAAAAGTAACTCACTTAACGACCTCGATTTTGGGATCAGGATTCGCAATGTTTTTTATCGTCGTCGCGTAAGCATTCTGAAGAATTTGTATTTCCTGAACTCTAACCTGCAACGTGTCGTACTCGGTTTGCAGTTCCTGCATGCGTTGTGCATAAAAAACTGCATCATCACCGAGACTTTCTATCTCATAATCCTGTTCATCAATCCTAAAAGTTGTCACGTTTGCCTCCTTGCAAAAACCCATATCTGGGTTATGGCATCCTCAATATTTTAACACCTGGCTCTGCCACACTTTCTGATATTCTCTAACCGCATCTGTTTGATCTTCAAATCATTTTTCAATCGATCAAGTTTCATTTCCTGCCAAATCGGGTGCGCAAGATATGTCGCGACTGCCATGACAAGAGCGCTTGCAACAATGAACACTCCAATCGTTATACCCCGTATCATCCGTTTGCGCTCCGCCCGACGATGAGCAACCGTCTTCATATATTCTTCGCGAGCTTTCTCTGAGGCGACCTTAATTCGCATCGCGTCAGACCAAATTTTTCGGCCTCCGGGCAGCATCAAAAAGTGGCTGCGTAAATCGGCTTCTGCCTGACGAGCTTTTGCTCGACAACTCGCCAACTTGATACTTTCTGAGCTTGTCAGAGCTCGCTTAGCTAGCTTCTTACGCTCCCACTTGTCGAGCCTGTCGTTGGTGCTCTGCATGCGCCCCAACACCTGGTGCGCCTGCTCAATATTCCCACCCGCTTCCTTTAGGGTTTTTACGGCGGAATTTATACCGTTCAGCACGCCAATAATGGTGCTGATTTCAGCGAACATTATTTATCTCAAATAGTTCGCAGCAAAAATCAAGCCGACCATAAACGGGTAAAGGGCGTACACGCTTTTCTCAATACGACTCATTCGCTCGCTGCCACGCTCCAAGCGCTGTTCGATATTCGTGTACCGAATCAA